GGCACAAGCACCGAAACTATAACCGTAGATGAATTTGGAAACTATACGGCGGTAAGTTTAGATAGTAGCCAAGTATATGGTAATGAGGCTTATTTTGCCTTGGGTACTAATTCGGTAGATATCAGCGTAAGCGCACGTTATAAAATTACGGGCATGATTGGGATAAACCATTCGCATGGCCATGATTTAAGCGTAGCGGTATTGGTTAACGATCAAATCACATTAGCGGAGTGTAATGTAGGAACTACGGACCAATCAACAAGCGTTAGTACAATTTTAGATTTAAACGCGGGGGATATAGTTACGTTGGGGGTTAGTTGCATTGAGAATCATTCGGGTGATGTGGACATAAATACGGCTCGATTAATGGTTGAAACAAAATGATAAGCGAAGTAATAAAAATAATTCAAAACGATGAATGGTGCGGCGTTTCCAAACGTATGGAAATAGCCAAAGGCAAAAATAAAATTGTTACCTCTTGGGGTGGCGTATTCAAGTACATTAAAAGAATAGCAAAATGGCCGAAAAAATAAAAGTTACTATCGACGTAGACGACAAAGGTGGCGCGGAAAAAATAGACGAATTAAACGACGCGTTAGATGATAGTCGTAAAAAAGGTACCAAAGCCGCCAAATCCGTTGAGGAAACGGGAGAAGCGGCGAATAAAGCCAAGGAACTCTTCAAAAAATTAGGTGGTGCAATTAAGACCGCCTTTATGATTAGCGGGGTTATGAAAATCCTCGATTTATTTGTAGATATTATAAAGGAAAACCAATTCGTTGTTGATTTGCTTAACAAGGCCATGATTGCCTTTAAAGTAGTGGTCAATGAATTAGTGGATGCTTTAGGATCATTATTTAATGGCTTAATGAAAACGTTTAAAAACCCTAAAAAGGCTTGGGATGATTTAGTACAAGCGTTTAAAGATGGTTACGATTGGATTTACGAAAACATTATAGAGAATATGCTAAACCGTATGGTTATATTGTCTAATAATGCTCAAATTGGATTTTTAAAACTTCGTAAAACCTATAATGAATTTACAAAGGACACCAAGGAGGCCGCTAAAATACAAAAGGAAATTAACAAATTAGAAAAGGAAAACCGCGAATTACAAAAAGAGAATGTAGAAAAGAATAAGGAGATTGCAAAAGTGGTTACCAATGTAGCGGATAAGGTTGTAACAAAATTTAAACAAGTAAAAAAAGCAACGACCGATGCGTTAGATTTAGCCGAATCCGTGGTAGCGGCTAGAAAGCAAACGGCTAAACTTGAAATTCTTTATACGGGTATCGTTGAGAAATACGATGACATGGCGGAAAAGCAAAGGCAAATTAGGGATAACGAAGCCAAGACCATAGACGAAAGAATAAAGGCCAATGAAAAATTAAAAGAGGTATTAGACAAAGCAGAAAAAGCGGAAAAGGCAAATTTAGCGGAACGAATAAAAAATAAAAGGCTAGAATTAGCGGTTAACAAAAACGATTTAGATATACAAAATGAAATACTGGCACTTCAACAAGAGTTGGAGGGAGTAACCTCTAAATATACGGGGTTACGTTCAGAACAACAAACTAATATAAACGCACTAGATAAAGAAGCAATCGAATTGCAAAGGTCGTTAGCCGAGGGAACTATTGAGGCAAATAAGATTATAGCCGAAAGCGACGCGGAGGCGTTAGATGGAACATTAGAAGCATTTGCAAAACGTAAACAAGCCTTAATGGATGAGTTTATGGCGAGGCGTAAAATGCTAGAAAATGAAATAGCAAATACAAAAGAAGGCACCCAAGCGTATGTTGATGCGGTAAACGAAAAGAAAATACTAGATGCGCAATATGCGGCCGATGTTAGGGCATTAAATAAAGAAACCGACGCATACAAAGAGGAATTGGCGGATAAAGAAAAAGAGAGAACTAAAGCCGTAGCACAAGCGCAAATGGATTCGGTTATGCAAGGCCTTGCGGGTGTACAACAATTAGTTGGCGAGGATTCCAAATTCGGTAAAGCATTAGCCGTAACCCAAGCCATTATTAATACGTATCAAGGTGCATCCAAGGCGTTAGGCCAAGGGGGTATTTTTGGACCTATTGCGGCGGCGGGTGTTATCGCGTCGGGTCTTGCACAAGTAAGAGCAATTACGCAAACGGAATTACCAACCCCACCAATGGGGGGAGGCGGTGGAGGTGGAGGCACCCCACAATTAGCGGGACCAAGTGTTGGAATAATAGGCGGTCAATTAGATAGTGGGGCGCAACTACAAGCCGACATTGCGGGGCAAATGAGAAAACCCGCAAGGGCTTACGTAGTGGGTCAAAACGTAACAAGCCAACAAAGTCTTGATAGGCACATAAGACAAAACGCAACACTAGGCACCAAGTAACGTTAATTAGATATGCAAAAGAAGGTTGTAAAAGTTGAATTTGCTTTAATAAATGATGTTGACGCAATGATTAAAAAAGCGGAAGCAGTAAAAAAAGATTTGCAAAAATTAGAGGATAGAATAGACGAAGCCCGTAAAATTGTACAAACGGCCGAAAAAGAATCCGATAATGGCAAAAAAATATATTCCGAAGGTCAAAAACTAGCCCGTAAATTAGGTGGTTCATTAGAGGATTTAGGCGTTGAGCCAAGATCGAGCAATTCCTATAATAAACTTTGGGAAGCAATTAACGACGTACAAGATAAATTTGTTCGTATTGAACAAAAAATTAAATTAATCAAATAATGCGTATTGTCGAACTTATTTTAGACGATGACCAAATGGCCGAGGGTATAAGTGCTATTTCGATAGTAGAAAGCCCCGCCATTGAATCCAATTTTATAGCATTAAAAAACCACGCGGTACAATTTGCAACCGTTGATACCGACAAACGTATATTAATGGGTCCCGCTTTAATTCCTAATAAGCCAATTTATAGGAACCAGGACGGCGAAGAATTTTACGTTTACTTTTCAAAAGCGACAATCGAGAAAGCAAGTCAATTATACCTAAAGAATGGTAACCAAAGCAAGGCCACGTTAGAGCATGAAATAAGCATTAACGGGTTAACCTTGGTAGAATCTTGGTTAAAGATTGACGAACAACACGACAAAAGCGCGGCGTATGGTTTAAACGATCCCGTGGGTACTTGGTACGTGGCTATGAAAGTAGACAACGCCGAGATATGGGACGAATACGTAAAAACGGGTAAGGTTAAGGGCTTTTCAATCGAGGGTTTCTTTGCCGATAAAAGCACGGTAATGAACCGACACGAAAACAAATTAGAGCAACTAAAAAATTTATTAAACGAATATGCAAAAGAAAGTAATTAAAGTCGAAATGTCCGTTAAGGATGATTTATTAAAATCTTTAAAGTCCGCCTTACAATTAGCAAAACAAGCCGAAAGAATTTATAAATCGGATGATAAGTTAATTGATCAAATCATGGCAATGGGTAAAAAAATACCAACTGCGATTAATGATTCTAAAAATATTGTTCGTCAAATGGAACAAATTGATAAGGATATTGACAAAGGATTTCAAAAATTAGAAAAGCAACTTAAAGAATTAGGCGTTCCAATGTCAGCCGTTGGGGATGTAACGGCGGCACAAAGCCAATTGCAAGGTGCAGACTTTTACCCATTGTTAAAGGATATTAATTATTTCGCGCAACAATTGGCAAAGGTTAAAACACTCTAAAATCTAACACGTAACCAAACAAACGTTAATTGAATATGAGTAATGCAAAAGACATCCTAGCCCGTGTTTACGACATCGTAATGGGTAAGGAGGTTGAGGCACCAAAGGTTGAGGCCGAGGCCACGCCCGAGGTTGTGGAAACCGAACTAGCACAAGTTAAAACCGCCGATGGTGAGGCAATTTTTGATGCCGAGGCATTCGAAGTAGGTAAAAATGTATTTATCGTAACCGAAGAAGGGAACATCCCAGTACCTGCGGGTATGTACACCTTGGAGGAAGGTATGATGATTTCCGTAGACGAAAACGGCGTTATCGTTGAGGTTAAGACCGAAGGCGAAGAAGAAGTTGAAGCGGGATACGACAAAAAAGAGGAAATGGAGGAAGAAGAAATGGCAACTAAAGAGGAAATCAAAGAACCTAAAAAAGTTGTTAAGTCTAAAACCGAAATGGAAGAATCTTATTTTTCTAAAATCGAAGCGCGTTTAAGTGCAATCGAATCTAGCAACGACGAATTAAAAATGGAAAACGTGAAGTTAAGCGAGGAAAACGAGGAGTTGAGAAAGCAACTTTCAGAAACCCCCGCTAACCACACAAAGTTCAACCCCGAGAGTGAAGCAAAACGCGACTTCCAATTTAAGATTGGTTCAAAGCGTAGCGAAACAATCCAAGACCGAGTATTCAACTCATTATTTTAAAAAAACACAATTATGGCAGATATCAAAAACATCAAATTGAGTGGCCCTACGATTTCCCCAAACACCTACGCGGGTGAATTTGCGGGTAAATATATCGCGGCCGCATTGTTAAGCGGTGAAACTTTAGCAAAAGATTTCATTACCGTACACCCTAACGTAGCATTTAAAGAGGTTATCCGTAACTGGCAAAACACAGTTGACGTAACCGCCGCTACTTGTGACTTTACAGATTCTTCAAGTGTAACACTTGGCGAGTACGTATTGGAAACTTCCGAGAAGCAAGTAAACTTACAACTTTGTAAGAACAACTTGCGTAACACTTGGGAGGCGGCACAAGCGGGTTATTCAGCTTACGAAAAGTTACCAGCATCGTTTGAAGAGTTCCTTTTGGCTCAAGTGAGCGCGGAGGTTGCACAATCAATCGAGAAAGGTATTTGGAAAACTAACCTATTCTATGATAGCGCATCAGTTCCAGGTCAAGATGGAATGTTCGGTTACTTGGTTGACAATAGCGCAATCGAAGAAACTGCAAGTGGGGCAACTACTGGCTCAAACGTTGTAACACGTTTACAAGCAATGTTGGACGCATCACCAGCGGCCCTTTATGGTAAAGAAGATTATGGTTTCTATGTTGGACCATCAACAATGAAGGCTTACCAAGCGGCTTTATCTGCGGGTAACTATAACTTCCAATTCTACGTTGGTGAGAAGCCAATGAACTTCCAAGGTATTCCAGTGAACCTTTGCCCAGGTCTTACAGACGACGACGCGGTATTAGGTCTTAAGCGTGACTTACACTTTGGAACGGGTCTATTGAGCGACTTAAACGAAGTTAAGGTTATCGACATGGCGGATATCGACGGATCACAGAACGTAAGAGTAATCATGCGTTTCACTGGTGGTATCATCGCAACGAACCCAACTCAACAAGTTGTACTTAACGTAACCTAATTCATTTAGATTTGTATCATAACGGGGGTGGGAAAAATCCCGCCCCTTTTTTTTCACTAAACAAAATAAAAAAATATGGCTTGTAATACATTAGCAACTAGATACGAACCTTGTAAAGAGTTCGCGGGGGGT